GATCGGATAGTCTCTTGAAAACTTTCGTCTAAATCAAAATGAACAAAGAAGTCTAAAGTCTGTAAGTACTGATTCGTTAACTGATTTATAACAGGTATATACTGTTTAATAATTTTAGTCTTAATTCCAGTATCTTTCAAAAGTTCAGAAGATACCTGATTGTAAGAGTGTTGTTCATTTAACTTATACTTCTCATCTTGGAAGGAATGTAACTGATCTCGCAATTCATCCAAGTCTTTATTCGCTTGACCCATATCACCTTCACTATCAACAAGACTATCTATGTCAGCCTGTATTCTATCTATCTGAGTCTGGAATTGACTGATAGATTTATTGTTACTGTACATTTCTGTTTGATCTTTCTGAATAAGAACTAATTCCTCATTAACTCTTTCTATATCGGAATTGACTTCAGACAGTTCTTCAGTAACCTTATGCATTGCTTCATTTAGTTGTTTGGCACGAAACTGAGCTTTATCCTTCTTCTCTTTCCGTAAATCATCACCAATAACTTGTTCGCATGTTGGACAAGATTCGTTATCCTCAAAAAACTTAGCTTCCTTTACTATACCTCTAACCTGAGTTTTAAATTGTGTATTATAGGAAGTTAGTTTAGTTTTCTTTTCATTCAGACCTTTTATCTCATTCGTGTGCGCTGGAAGTAACTCTTCAATCTTAGATGACAAATCAGTATTCTGTTTAGAAAATTGTTTTATCTTCTTATGAAGATCTTTAATATCTTTCTCTTTCTGTTTTCTACTCGCAACAGTAATAGCTGTAAGATCTCTAATGTATTTTTTCTGAGAATTTATCTTAGTGTTAACAACATCCAATCTGTGGTTATTATCACTTATAGAGTTTTTCAATAATGCAATCTTCTCCTTTAGGAGTTGGTTCATTTTAGAAAATACATTAATATCAAGAAGATCTTCGATAACGTCACGTCTTTGCGTTTGACTCAATTGCATAAAGGGAACAAAAGAACCAGACCCTAGAACAACGATCTGATGAAAAGATTTATGATTAAGTTTAAGAATATTTTTTTCTAGTATCTGTTGATACTCTTTCGCATGGGAACTCTGATCGATCATCACTCCATTGACATAGATCTCAAAAATGTTTGGTTTTATACCACGAACTATTTTATAGTTCTTAGAACCAATACTAAACTCAACCTCAACCATAGTAGACTTGGCATTTATACTATTGACGAGTTGAGGTTTAGATATCTTCCTATGAGCCTTACCAAACAAACCGAAGGATAAAGCATCCAACATAGTAGATTTCCCAGCGCCATTCTGACCAACAACTAATGTAGTGGACGAATCTTGCAAATCTATTTCAGTGAAACTATTTCCGGTAGATAAAAAATTTTTATATCTAAGTTTCTTGAATATTATCATAAAATGTATTACTCATAACAAATTATATTAAGGAAGGGTATTATACCACAATCAGAACAAAATGTAAAGAACTTTATAACTTTTCTTTTTCGTGAAGAAAGGCTCTGATCGCATCTTCCATAGTCTGACCGTATGCGGTAACTTTAGCGTCGTATATTTTGAACATATCACGACCAACAAAATCAGATGGAGTTATAACGCTGACCCTATGTCTTTCCATGTAGTTTATATCAAAGACAGATATGTTTATATGACTACCATCTCTAGTTGAAGTCTTATTAAAAATATTCTCGAAGTTTTCAGAATACTTCTCACTAGGTGTTTTTGACCGTATAACATCTCCAGTGATATCATTCTTCGTGACCATATTACGCTATCTCCAAATTCTGAGCTTCAATCATAAGTTCGGATAGTTCCATCTTAATCCTATTCTTGTCTAGATCAGTATCAACCATATCGATATACTTGTGTACCAAGTCAGTAGTGTCATCGATCTTTATATCACCATTGACAGCATCACCAACAAACTCTTTGAAGTTTTCTACAATTTTTAGTTCATGTATAGGTCGCATCTGAATACGATCAACAAACCTCTCGAAAGTTAAGGGATCTCCTTTATTAACGACAATCAGTTTAACAAACTTATTATCAATTCCGGACAAGTCTTGGAACACATCTATAATTTCACTATTATAATAAATCTTTTCGTATATAGTAAGAGGATTGCGAATAGGTGTAAGTTCTCTAGTGTCAGTATCAAAAATATGAAAATACTTGTTATCGTTACAATCATTCCAGTAGAATTCCATCTGGGACCCTAGGTAGTAAATATTACCTCTAGTAGATCTAGCGTGGAAATGTCCAGTCATGACCATCTCAAATCTATCGAAATGAGTAGGGGACATTCCATCCCTACACTCTAGACCCCTGTCCATTTCAAACCCAGTCAATTCTAAATGAGCTCCAACAATATCTGCCTTACAAGTTCTGATAAACTCTAGAGTATCCTCTTCATTCTCAGGGTTTATCCAAGGGATAAGGGCAATCTTACATCCGTCATAATCCATAACGCGAGGTTCTTCAATTAAATGAACCTCATTCATGTAATGACCCTGTAGTTCCTTTAATGCATTTAGGTCATTAGTGTTCTTATAGTAACAGTCGTGGTTGCCAGGAATTATATCCATAGTGATACCATAATCTCTTAGTTTTTCCAAGAACACCTTTCTATTCCTGTGGAGAGACTTGAAGTTTATGGTTTTCCTATTGTCATAGTAATCGCCCAAATGAAGTATCTGAGTTATGTTATTTTCTAGTAGATATGGAAAAAATATATCAGTGTAAAACCTTTCCTGATATTCCATAAAGATGTCGGAAGAATTTCTTGTACCACAATGAGTATCATTGAGAATAGCAATCTTCATAATATAGTCCTATAAATTTATACGGTAATTATACCATACTTCATAAGTAAATGTCAAGTGTTTTATTACAAATAATCTGAGAGATCGGAATCGACTTTAACGGCTCTTCTTTTTCTTTTCTTTTCTTCCTTAGCGTAATCTTTGAAGTGACCATCAGCATCCTTTACAATATCAATTCTCTGTCGGAGGACATCAACAAATGGTTGGTTATGAATATGACCATCTATGTTTTCTCCATTCACCAAAAAGTCTTCTATTGCAGCTTCAGAAATATACTTCATCTTTATATCTTGTTGACGTTTCTCATTCTGTATGCGACGTAAGAATGCATACCAAGAAATCTGTGTGAAATATGCGAACGCATTAAGATTCCCCGAACGAGTTGCAGCTTCTGGATCAAACCTATTAATTGCTTTAAGACAGTTTTCTACAGCATCCATAACCATCTCTTCTCTATATGTGTATCGAACAAAGTTTGCTTTGTGTGATAGTCCCTCACATATTTTAAGAAAGCATTCAGCGATATAATCAGGAACTACTGGTTTGGATAGACCATCCTTTTCACTTTCTTTCACATGCAAAACATAATCTACTACAGCTTGACTGAATTGTTTATTGTTAACATAATGTGGTCTTTTAGATGCTTCACTTGCCATAATATTAGTTCCATTTATATTTGTTAATAGTGTGTATTATACACTATTTTATGTTTTTTGTCAATAACTAAATTTATTTTAAAAAGTGCTTGACAATACTTGTCTTATCGTGTATAATATATCTACTGCTCCGGAGGGATGAATAGAACAAAAACTAATGTATAATAGTTTTCTTATTCACCTCACCAACGATTTCTTTTAACCAGTCTTCTACATTTTCATCTAAAACAAGTTCCTCTTCAGGATCGTTTAATAATTTATCCATCTGTTCTAGAGCTACATCATATTGAAGTATCATTTCTTTAGTGGGAACACCGAAAGCCATCATATGAGGAGTCATTAACATAATGACTTGAAGCAATCCATCCTGATAGGTCATGTAAGAACTAAAAGTAAAATACTTATGATTTTCTTTAGTTAATTTTTCCGTAAGCTTTAAAGCATTTCTAACAATAAAGTGTCCTTTATGTTCTTCTAGAACCTCACAAATTATTTCGTCGCCATTAGACATTTTTAATTGACGAACATCTTTTTTAACTTTCATCATCATCCTTAAGTTGAGAAGTTTTCATATCAATAGGGTATATTTTATATTTAAACCCTTCCTTAGTATATATCTTAATCCTTTCAGCTGAATGTTTTAGGGTGAAGTTCTTATAACCCTTTTTATGAAAATCATCAGCAATATCAAATAACTTTGTAGTCTCTCCATTATCGGACTGTCTTAATCCACGACCAATACTTTGCAACACTTTTACTTGGGATTTACTTGGTGTCGCAAACACAATGTTGTGCAAGTTTTTAATATTTATACCAGTACTAAATGTACCAAGTGAAGCTACAATGATCGAGTCTTTCTGTTTCTCGACAATACTTCTTATAGATTCTCTGTCAGCTGCGCCAACTTCACCGGAGACATAAAATACCTTTCTATCCTCATCAACCGAATCCTTTATCTTATCAAATAAAACCTTTCCGTGTTTCTCAACAAACTGAAACATAACTAGAGTATTTCCTTTTTGATCTACGGCTAATTTAGTTATGAAATTATTTCTTGCATCATTCGTAACAATCCAATCTATCTCTTCTTGATAAGTCTTACCGTCCATGAAATGACATATATCATTATGGTAACGTAACAACAAAACAGATATATCCAGATCAGCTAATTGTTTGTCTTTCTGTAATTGCGCAGTACTAGTAACTTTAAATACAGGACCAAATAACCCTTCCAATACAAGTTTATTTGTTTCAGTCCCATCTAAAGTTCCGGTGGTTCCAAATCTATATTTTGCATTGATACATTTATCCATCATAGTAGATAAAGATTTTGCTTTAAACAAATGTACCTCATCACCAAATACAGCACCAAATTGTTCAAACCACTCAACACCAAATTTATAAATTGATTGCCATGTAGATATGATAATAGGTTTATCTGTAACTTTGTCTTTACCAGAGTAAATCATATGTACGTTTTTATCTACATCATAACCATAGTCAGAAAAATCTTTATACATCTGTTCCACTAAGGAAGTAGTAGGTACGATGATTAATGTTTTATTTATTTTATTATTTTCCTTGACAAAACGCATCAAGTTGTATATAATAAAGCTCTTACCGCTTCCGGTAGGAGAGAGTAACAAACATCTTTTATTTTCTATGCCATGCGTAATGGCTTTGTATTGGTAGTCTCTAGACTCAAATGGCAAGTCCCAACTAGTCATAGTTTTTATTAAAGAAGGGTGATCAATTTCCTCTTTCGATGAGGGTATTCCATATTCTGGATGATCTAGGATTTCCATTGGATAAAATCTATCTGCGCAAAATCTTCGAAGATGTGTATATAACCCGACATGCATCTCTTTAGTTATCTGGTTATATAACTTTATTCGACCATCCCATTGTTTACGTTTATAAGCGGGCATGTATTGATAACCCGGCACAAAGAAAGCAAAGTACTCCCTCAGTTCTTGGTCAATAGAAGGATGCGCAGACACAAGAAGTTGCGCATGATTCTTCATTTGTATTTGAATTTTTTCCATAATATATCTATACGAATGTTAACCGCCCGCCTCGAACTGTTTCCACCTTATAATATTACCAATTGTCTGGTGTCTCCACTTCAGAGAGTCAACTATCTCTGTTAGAGTCTGTATCATAATTTTATAGTATTGAACCTTTTCGTCAGCTTCCTGTATTTCTGGATCAGAATTATAATAATAATCCATGTCACCTTTGAGAATTTTTAGTCCATTAAAAGGATCTGGTTGCCATCCTTTAGAAAGAATAGAATCTTGATCCATCTTACCGTTATAATACAACCACTTGTCTTTCAACAAGTTTTGTTGTGAGTTTTCTATCCTCTTAAGTTTCAACTTAGTTAAAGATAATACTTGCAGATATTTTGCATGAAGACTGGGCGTCTGTCGTGAGACCTCATCTAATTGATGTTGAGGTATCTTACAATCATCTTCCCATTCTTTCATTATAGATTCTAAATCTAATAACATAATATAATCCTTCAATAATTCATTTAGTACTTATATGTTCAATACAGTCCTGCCAGTAGGACTTATCATGACCTAAAACATAGGAAAGAGTAATCCTAGGACAATAGGTTCTAGCTGCATGGTAAACAACATTTCCACTATCATACGATCCAAAGTATCCAGCCTTAAGTGTCCAACCGGAAGAATCTTCCATTGTAATCAACTCATGTGTCTTGGGATCTATATATTTAAACCAACCCTCACCAGTCTCGGACCATGTTAGGATAAGATTATATGCTGAAGCGTTTGCGTTGTTATGCCAACCAATAAATCCATTAGATGGATAAAACTGACTCAAGGCGGAATTTTGTGTACCTAACTCAGATTGAATTAAGTAGTTGAGATTGGAATAGTCCAAATTATATCTAGAATCTTTTCCATTATAATGATCAGGTTTTATCGCAACCGAATAGGACTTTTCAGCTGCACCACTATGATTTTCTTTCATAGATATTATTTGGCGCATAAAACCTTCGCCAGTATACCAGTCAGCCTCACCTTCAAACTCCGGAGAAAAAATGGTGTTGGTCTTTATGATGTCGTATTTTTCAATGTATGTGTAACGAAACTGTTCGAGAATGTCGATCAATTCTTCATTACGTATTTCATAATTTTTCATTATATAATCTCAAATTGAGCGAATCTAAACGTTGCATTAAACGTTAGATATGTTACATCTCCTGTAGTAGCATTTAAATCAATGGCACTTAACGCCGTTGGAATACAGTCTTGATATTTAATCTTCACAGATTGATTATTTTGACTAGACAAAACTATAACAGTTATGTCTGAATATATTGATGATACCGGAGTCTCTAGTATTCCTCTGGTATTTGTTTCTATTGTTCTCTCCAACCAAGATTGCATCTCTTTATAACCAGTCATATCTTCATCTAAGATAAGAGTAAGTTCTAATTCTGAATACGTAATCTTGTCTCCAGCTAGAGGGACTGAAGTTATTTGTCTGACAGGAAGGTCTACTACATTCACTGTAGCGCCGGGATGCATCACTGACTGCGCAAAATATTGTAGATTTGCATAGTACCCTTTATTGATGACAATGCGAAACCCAGTAGGCTGTAGAAATCCTTTATTCTCTGTTAGAGTACTTTCTAGTATTCCTGTAGTAGTTGTGACTGGCATGATAACCTCTTTTAATCTATACCTTTATTTATACAAAAATTAAGATAAAAAAAAGGGAGACCGAAGTCTCCCCTAAAATGATCCCTTTTGGGGATTCTAGTTTTTATAATCTTATGCGAGGATGTTGTCCACACGGAAGATTCTGTAGTACTGGTTGGTTTTAGCAGCAGCTAGGTTATCTGAAGGAGTAGGTCCAACAAATGGGTTAGAAGTCATACCATAACGAGTCTTGAATCCGATTCGTGGCTGGAAGTCATTCTCACCGACAGCTTTAACCATCTGTAGAGGTACATATGGGCAGTAGAAAATACCTGAGTCATATGGGTTAGTACCCTTATAACCGACAGTGATATAATCAGTAGTTGCGTATGGATCGATGTAAACCTTAGTACGACCATTAAGAACACCAGCAAAAGTATTACCAGTGTCGTCTACCTGTAGAGTAGTGCTCATAGCAGGAGTGTAGTCCAACATACCTGAAGCAGAAAGTGCAGTAGCAACGTCTGAAGAACAGATAACGATGTTACCCTTACCACGACGAGTTTCTTTAGCAATTACGTTCGCTTCACGATCTAATTGTACAACTAGACCTTTGAACTTCTCAGCAGACCAACGGCCGTCAGCATCTGAAGAAAGATCAAAAATACCTTTCTTGGTAACGTTTGCTTGTTGTGCGCCAGTGATTGCCTGTGAGTTGATTGTACGGATAACTTCACGGTTGATTTCTGCAAGAATTTCAGTTGACAAGATGTTTGCCAATTCTGTTTCTGCATCCAAACCGTGGATAGCTTTCAAGTCTTGAGCAAGTTCAAGAGAGTATTCTGCTTTCAAAGCACGTGACTTTGCAGTAACAGTTGACTTCTCGATAGTGAAACCCATCTCAGCGAAAGAGTTACCAGTGTTACCTAGAGCTTCAGCATCAGCTGTCTCCATTCCAGCAGCAGCAAGATCAGTTACTCGAGCGCCTTCAGAATCGATACCAGCAAAACCAGAACCGTCAGCAGGCTTGTTTGAACCGTCGCCAGAGAAACCAGTTTTAGCTTCGTCGAAAAATGCT